AAGTAGCGCAGGCATTTGCTCCTATACGTGGTTTAACTGAATCTACTTTGACAAGTGAAGGTATGAGTGCTGATGATCTTGCTGCTGGTCGATTCGGTGGCGGTCTTGGTAGAAAAAATTTCCAACGTAACTTGCAAAGTCGTGTAAGCGAGTTTGACAAAGATGCTGGTATAGCTATGGGTCAACAAGGAATTTACGGATTAGGTTCTGCCGAGTAAAGACTTGACAACTAACCTTAGTTACTTGTTATACTTGTAATGTTGTCGGCCCCAGATGGGTGAGCTAGCAGCGCCCCTTCCATCTGAGGTACCACCGCTGAAGATGCGTTATAGGATAGGTGAGTGACATATGACAGATTCCGATTCCACTGGAAACAGTGACGGTGCTGGCAGTACATCTGAATCGAAACCAAATTGGCGACGTAAGTTAGAGGACGATTTAAAATTATCTCATGATGAAAATTCTGAGATGCGAATTGAACTCGACGCTTTGAGACGTGAGAAAACGTTTCGGTCAGCAGGACTTGATCTTGATGACACTCGTGTTAAGTATTTTGTTAAAGGTTACGACGGCGAACTCGATGCTGAAGCTATCCGACAGGAAGCTATGGCAGCAGGGTTCTTAGGAGAAAATAGTGCTCCCGTCCAATCTGAAACAATGGTACAAGATGCGATGCAAGCGGAACAACGTATTCAAACAGCCGGTGAAGGTGGAGATCCAGTGTCACCACTAGATTTAGACGCTCGTATTAAAGCGACAACATCGCAAGATGAGTTGCGTGCTTTAATGGAAAGTCAGGGTGTTATGTGGGGCGCTAGCGCTTAACTAAAATTCAGAGGAATCCTCACCCTAAGGATTTCTTGTGGCTTATACAAACACCACTACTTTAAACGATCAGGTCACAACGGCTTTCGATCAGGTTGCGTATTTTGCTTTGCGTTCGCAGCCTTTGTTCGAAATGGTTGCTGACGTTCGCTCAACTGCTCAAACTCATAATGGTTCTGGCGTACAATTCACGTTTTACGCTGACATGGATCAGGCAACTACAGCGCTTACTGAGGGCACTGACGTAACTGCTGTCGCATTGACAGACAGTGCAGTAACCTTAACTCTCGCTGAGTACGGTAACGCTGTTATCACTACCGCTAAGGTTCGTGGAACTTCGTTCCTTAATGTTGACGCTGATGCGGCCAACATTGTTGGTTACAACATGGCTGACTCAATGGATAAAATTGTGTCAGATGTCGCTAACGCTGGCACCCACGTAGTACACGTTGGACAAACTAGCCGTGGCGCTATCACCGCAGGTGACGTTTATGACGCTGCTCACGGACGTAAAGCTGTAGCACGACTTCGTACCCGTCACGCTCCCGGTTGGGAAAATGGAAACTACATGGCGATTATTCACCCTGATGTTTCTTACGACCTTCGTGGAGACACAGCGGTAACTGACGTTATCCAGTACCAACTGTACCAAGAAGGTGCGCCTATTAAGGCTGGCTCGATTGGCACATTCAATGGTATTGAATACATCGAAAACCCCCGTGCAGGTCTAATCGCCGACGGTGGTGCCGGTACAGTCGATGTTTACCAAACCCTTATCTGTGGCCGTCAGGGACTTGCAAAAGCATTCTCACGTGCACCCGGATTTGGACCTGAGCCAAGCATCGTTGTTGGTCCTGTGACTGACACATTGCGTCGGTTCAACCCAATTGGTTGGTATCACCTTGTTGGTTATGGCCGTTTCCGTGAAGCGTGCCTAGAACGAGTGGAATCATCTTCCAGCATCGGTGCTAACTAATAGTTAGTACATAGAGGTTTGGGGGGGTCGGGTTTTCCCCCTTTCCCCGGCCCCCTCATTATCCTCTGCTATCATTAAACTATGCCTACTGTTAACGGAAAAAAGTACCCTTATACCGCTAAAGGTAAAAAGGCTGCTGCTGCTGCAAGGAAAAAGAAAAAGAATGTCAAAGCCAAACGGTGATGTAACGGTTAGGCCTAAGCCGATCCAAGGAACGAGTAACACAAATGGCTAGTGCTCTTTATGTGGAGACTTTTGAAGCAGCGTTAAAGAATGACCTTGCGCTTGACATGGACAATGACACGTTTAAGTGCATGTTAGTTACAGCTTCTTACTCTCCGAACTTTGAAACTCACACAAACAAATCAGATGTAACAAATGAATTACCGGGTACAGGTAACTACACCCCCGGTGGTGAAACGCTTACTAGTGTTACGATGAGCAGCAGTTCCGATGGGACAGGCACAATTAAATGGGACGCAGACGACGTGTCATGGGCTAACTCTACGTTGGCCAATGTGCGTGCTGGAGTTATCTATGATGACACAGTAACGAATGATCGTCTTATTGCATATATAGATTTTGGGGGAGATTTCAGTACAACGTCAGGCACATTCCAAATTCAATGGAATGCGTCAGGCATCTTCACTCTTGATTTGGTTCCATAGGAGCAATAATGCCAACAGCTAATTATCCAACGTCACTTGACACAACTTCGACGCAGGTAACACCTACTGCGACTACGGATCTTGATGCTTCTAACTTTGAACACGATCAAGTTCATGGGGCTGCGTCTACTGCGCTTATTGCTTTAGAAACAAAAGTCGGTATTAGTGCTTCGCCTGCTGCTTCAGCGTCAACTAACGCTGTGCTTACCCATACGGGTACTGGTACTACAGCATGGTCAAACACGATTACTGGTTCAACGATTGCTGGCACCACTCTTTCAGGTGCTGTAATTGGTGGAGATCAGATCATGTCAGCGGTTACGCATAAAGATTATGCGGAAACTTGTGCTGAAAACGCTACTGTTACAGGCACAGTCGGTATCGATTTAAATAACGGCAACGTTCATTCAATCACATTGACTGGTAATGCGACTTTAACTTTTGATAACCCGGTAGCAACTGGTGATTCAAGCTCGTTTACTTTGATAGTTAAACAAGACGGTACTGGTTCACGCACAATCACATTTCCCGGTTCAGTAGCTTGGGCTGCTGCAACTGCGCCAACTTTGACAACTACTGCTAACCGGTTCGATGTTCTAGCGTTTACTACTGTTGATGGTGGCACTCGTTGGTTTGGGTTTGTAGCTGGTCAAGATTTCGCATAAGGATTACTGATGCCTTTAGGCGCATTTAAAGCAACAATTTTTGGTGCTGCCGGAAGTGGTGGTGCTAAATCAGCGTGGGAATTGTTTGGCGAAACAACAGTAACGAATAATACAACAACTACTGTTTCCTTTAGTTCGATTCCGCAAACACATAAAACGCTTGTGGTTTTAGCTATGGCTGCGAACCAAGACCAATCTACCGGTTACGCTAACGGTTTATTAAAGTTACGGTTCTGGGGTGCTGGGGGTGGCAGCCATGTTGAGATGTATACAGGATCTAAAATAGATTACGGGTTCGGTAGTTCTAGCGGAGGCAACAATATAGGTGACGCTTATGTGACTACTCTTGGCTATAACCTAGATGCTCCGATATGGGTTACTATCCCTTATTACACAGGCACTACGCAATCTAAAGTTGCAATGACTATGGGGTATAGAAACGAAAATAATAACTATACCAGCGGCAGAATGGCATCTATTAATTCAAATGACAATGCTGCGGGTCAAGCCGCAATAACTGACGTTGCTTTTATTTGCAATAGCAACTATACGCAAAGCACAAGATTTTCTTTATACGGGGTAGGTGAATCTTAATGCCTACACCTGCTGTTGGAGCACAACAAGAATTAATTGCATCTATTGAATTATCTGGTACTGGAGATATAGTTTTTACTGGTATCCCTCAGACGTTTAACACTTTAGAAATTATTCTTTCAGGCCAAGGAGATATATCTACTAACTACGATTACAGTCGTATTCGTGTTAATGACAATTCTGATAGTTCTGTTTATTACACTTATTCAGGCATATATCAAAACGCTACGACTGTAGCTTCCCAAGGCAGTTTTAGCGGTCAGACTGAAGCAAGAATGGGTGACCAATTTAGTGGTTATAGCAACCCAGCATACAGTAACCGTTGTGCTTCGATAGGTCGTTGGTTAATGCAGGATTACGCTGATACAAGCAAAGACACAATGTTGTATGGCTATCAAGGCCCTGCTTCTTACAATGCGGCTCCTTATGGTTTCACTAATTTTAGAGGGGCTTTTATTGATCGTCTTACTAGCGGTGGCAGTGCTTTAGCTGTAAACAAAATCCGTATAAATTTTGGTTACACTTTTAACACTGGGTATAGGGCTGGTTCAGCCTGTCATTTATATGGGTGGCCATAATGGAAGTAATTGCTCATCAAGCTGTTAGCGGTGCTAGTACCTCGTCTATCACATTTAGTTCTATCCCTCAGACTTTCAAACATTTATGTATGAAGTGGTCGCTTTCAGGTAACAGCACTAGCGGTGTTTATTACAAAGCACGAGTCCAGCTTAACGATGACACTAGTGGAACAAATTACATGTTTTTGCAGCAAAGAACTAATGGCTCTTCAGTTTATACAGACGCTTTTACTAATGATGGTTTAATTTGGAATGGCGCAAACGCTGCTGGTGGTGGTAGTGGAACCGATGTTTGGGGGGCAGGTGAATGCTGGTTTATGTATTACTCCAGTACTGCTACTACTAACGGAGGCCATTATTGGGGGAACACTCAAAGTCAAGGGTCTAGTGGCAACAACGATACGTTTCTCGGTTTTTCTAGTTGGTTGTACAATTCAAATGGGGCAGGTAACTCTGCTAGCGCTGGTGGTACCCCTAATCCTGAAGGAATAACCAAAATACATATAGATTCTGCTGGGTCTACCTACTGGACAGCTAATAGCTATTTTACATTGTATGGAGTTTAATTATGCGAACTGTATCTGAAATGAACTGCGCTACTGGAGAGATAGTAGTCAGAGAAATGAATGCTGACGAAATAGCTGATGCAGAAGCTCTTAATATTGCAGCGCGAAAAGAACAAGAAGATCAATTAGCAGCAGCAGAAAAAGCTGCTGCTGATAAAGCGTCAGGTAATGCCAAACTTAAAGACCTTGGTTTAACTGACGACGAGATAGCTGCTCTCACTAGCTGAGGATTGTTATGCCGTTTGGATCGAGTAAAGCCGCAATCTTAGGAGCCGCTGGTGGTAGTTCACCAGTGGAATTTTCTGGTGGGTCCCAATCTATTGTCGGTGATTACACTTATATGACGTGGACAGCAAGTGGGACAGTTACTTGTGTTACTGGCGGCGAAATTGATTTGTTAGTCGTTGGTGCTGGCGGCGGAATGGGTGCTGCAACTGGTCAGAATACTGGCGGTGGCGGCGGTGGCGGCGTTCTTACTGGTACCACAGTCGAAGTAGAACCCGGTGCCTATTCGTTGACTATTGGTGCTACCCCTGTTCTTAACACTGGCGATCCCGGCGGTGACACTTCTATTTATATAGCTGGCTGGTATCTTTTTGCATGTGGTGGCGGCAACGGCGGCTACGGCGGCTACGCAAACTGTGCTTCTGGTGCATCAGGAAATGATGTAGGATCAACAACTCCTTATCAGCGTGCAGGTGGAGCAGGCGGCGGTGCTGGTAGTTGGTACGGTTACTGTTCTGGCGGCCCCGGCTATGGACGAGCAACTTCAACTGCTGGTACTGGTAGTGGTGGAGGTACTTGGAGCACCATTACATCAGGTAACGGTAACGGAAGTTATAACTCTTACGAGAATAGAGGCGGTGGCGGCGGCGGCGGCGGCGGTACCAGTGCTTTTAGCGCAGATGGCGCGCAAGGTTATACGTGGGTAGATGGCAATATGTATAGTGCTGGTGGTGATGGAGGTGGCACAAACACTCCTGAGGCTACTGAAGCCGGACGAGGCCAAGGTTATTACAACCGGCTTGGTCAAGATGGTATTTTTATCGTGCGTTATTTAACGGATGGATAGCTGATGAGAACTTTCGCTGAAGTAAATGAAAATCATATTGTAGTTAATGTCGCTATCTTTGAAGATGATAAAACTCCTGTAGATTTAGGGTGGTCTGGGTGGTATGAAACCGCAGAAAACATCCGCAAAAACCCAGCAGGAATCGGCTCGACGTTTGTTCCAGAAGCAGACGGTTATCCTCTCGGATTGTTTTATCCTTCATCTCCACATAACGGATGGGTGTTAGACGCTAACTATGAATGGGGTCCACCTGCTGACAAACCTTACCCAGATGGCTACGGTGAACCGCCTAACACTTGGTGGTGGGATGATTTAACTGAGGACTGGGACCAGAAATCCCCTGCTCCTGATTCAGAATGAACATCGTAGACGCCCCCGGCAAAGTCAACACCGGTCGGCCACTAAAACCATTCGGCATAGTTGTACACCACACAGCCTCCAACCGCAACGCAGACCCCGACAACGTGG